GGCTTCCCCCTCTATAACTCATGAACTATTAACATGCGCACGCGATCAAAGTCCAACTTACTGATAACTGATAATTTCAGTTTAAGTAATCGGTTCAGACAGGAATGGCGAAATGTTTCAAGCAATGCACTTGTAAATGCTTACTTGTTGCCAGCTTGGAACTATACTGTTCCTCTGACCTCCGATATCAGTACCATGGTAGACGATAATTCTCCTAGGAAAGTTAAATCCAAGGAGGTTATCCACTGGAGTAGGGTGCACCGCAAGGTGCAATCCTACGAGGACATCCTCATTAGCGGTAATGATAAATTCATTACAACTGATTCAGTGGCTAATTCGTCACATTGGCGGGTCTGGGGTAACTATGGAGATATTTATCCAGAGAACATCCAGATCCAGTGGGACAAGACGGACGAAGCGTTGTTTCGTGACGCCAGAGATCGATTCTATAACTCCAATGACGTTGATTCGTTATTGAATGCTGTAGAAGCTCCGGACTTCGTCACGGGACTTAAGAGTCTTCACGATAATGTGAATGCTCCGCTTGTGAGTGGTAAGAAGGCCAAACTGCTACTTCGCAGCCGCAAGGCTGTTAAGTTTTTGTCTGGCGGCTTCCTCTACTACTCGTTCGGTATCGCACCGTTGATCAGCGACATTAAGAAAATGGCCTCAGCTACGAAGACTTATAGTCGTCGTTTGCAAAAGGCCATGGACAATGCCGGCAAGGAAGAATCCTTGCACGTTAGGTGTGGTGGCAAGTTTACTGGTCTTTTAACCAATGAACATGGCCTCCCCCTACCGGTTGGTTACGGGTTACCTGCTGACGGTACTTCACACTGGCATTCATCTATACAGATGACTACCAAACCTGTGAAAATAGTTACCGTTCGCGGAATACGTAGTCATAAGTATACCAGTCCTCTGTTTCAGAAGATGGATTACTTGGCTACGCGTTTCGGCTCTATTGGGCCGGCCAGCTTCGCTTGGGAGAAGATTCCTTACTCCTTCGTCGTAGACTGGTTTGTGGATATGTCTGACGTTTTCAATAAACTTGACAACTTCCTTACAGGGAGTCGAAAGAATATTGTTGACGTAACCGTTAGCGAAAAGTGGGGTTGCGCTGCTGGAGCTGTAAAGCATCCATTAGGCGGAACCTCCACCTCGTTTGACGGTACTCAGACCGCTGTTAATGAGTTAGAATACTACCACCGGAAGCCCCTCGACCCCGATTTTTCAATCGGGTTTGCGGGTAGATTCGGAAAACGGCAGATTGCACTCAGTGCAGCCTTGCTTGGCCAAAAAGCCGCGAGTCTTAAGTTAAAACGCTAGGACAGTTCAACACACATAAGATATGGACTCAAACCTCACCATCAGTACTCTAACCTTCAATCAGATTTATTCCGATAAAACGGGATCTCTCCGACGCGAAATCTCTCGTGGGGCATCTTTGCCCACGGAGCTCCTGATTAAACATCAGGACTACATTGACTCGGCAACGAAAGTTGCTGGTCGGCGTAGCCTCGTACGGTTCGACTACTATATGACGATGACCGACGGAGTTATCCGTCCGGTTAGCTTGTATGCTGTCTTCGCAGCCCCTAAGGATCCGCTTGTTACCGCCACAGTTTCGAATAATATCGAAGCTATGATGACTAACTTGCTTCACAGTTCTACCAATACTTCTGGCTTGGATCTCAAAGATGAGATCTTCGCCGCGAAGGAACAGTAGAACTGTTTTTGCTAGAAGCTTATGCTGCTAGCTTAGTCGCAAGACTAAGGACTATGCAGTTGTTGTAGTAACACGTCAGTTATATAACCTAAGTATTATGAATACAAATGCTAAAGTCCAACTCGTCAAAGATTTATTTTCATTAGGATTCTCCCACGAAAGTGGGTGGTCCTATGTAATAAATACAAGACGGAATATTCGGATTCGTGTAGTTATCGAACGGAGTGATCGAGCCTTTGTCAACCTAAGAGTTGGCCAGGGCCCCGAAGCTTCGTTCGAGCTACCGTGGGCTGAGTCCGCTCTCTTCGTGCAAACCCTCTTTTGGGGGGTAGCATGAGCAACAGCGAACTACAGTTAACAGCAGACAGGCAAGGTATAGTCCATGAAGATGTGTTAAACATATTCTTATGCCTGTTAGCGGACGTTCGTGAGTTGTCGAGGGTGCCTCTTGGCTTCCCCGATGACATTACGTATGATTGGGTCCTTAAAGAAGGTCCCAAGCTAGATAAAGAGTTGCTTAAGTATCTCGAAGACGGGGGAGAATTTCCCTCCTTCCCTTGGTGGTTAAAACCACTAAGTGATGAGTTTGCATCATCATTTGATGCACGCCTCCTAGGGTTACTTAGACAAGTCCTCTTGTTCTGCTATAAGATCGAACACGAACCCACATATGAACAACTCCAAGAGGCCCAAAAAGCCTTTGAAGATACCGATGAGTGTATTGCTTGCTGGTCTGAGTTTAATGCTCAAGGCCATCCACAAGTACTACATTCAACGGCGCGACAGATAATTGGCCGCATAATCTGCGGAATTAACTGGGCTAAGATCATTCCATCACATGGACCTGGGGCAGTTTATCCCCCATGTAATCCGCGTGATAAGAGTGAATTCTTAACCTTCTACCCTACAATCACTGAGAAATACCCCTTCGATTCAAACTTCCTTGCTATGCCATCTTTTTGGCATGATGAGTTGGTTCGTTCCGATGGTCGTTTCAACGTTTCTGACGACATAGTCGCCAGGCTTGTTGCAGTTCCTAAAGACTCCAGAGGACCACGCTTAATTTGCGTTCATCCAAAAGAGGCAATATGGATTCAACAGGGATGTAGGAAACTCCTTGAGGATGCTATCACCTCCAGAAAATCGGCTGCTCGTGGAAGAATTAACTTCTCCGATCAGTCGATTAATGGTGGCTTAGCATTGAGCTCTTCTTCAACTAGAGAGTATTGTACTCTTGATTTGAAGGAGGCCAGCGACCGCATTGGATGTGACCTCGTGAGATCTCTTTTTGGAGATTTCGCTTATTCATATCTATCATGCTCTCGCGCTAACAAGGTTAGATTATTAGATAATCGCGTCATAACGCTACGGAAGTGGGCTCCTATGGGGAATGCTTTATGCTTTCCTGTACAGAGCCTCATATTCTATAGCTTGGTTCGTGCTGGTATACGATGTCGCTATGGTGTAAACTGTAACGATGTCTATGTCTTCGGTGATGACTTAATCTTCCCCTCTGACTATCTAGATGGTGTTATTCGTGCTTTGGTGATGTCGGGCTTAGTGCCAAACAGATCCAAAACATTCGTAGCAGGGTTCTTTCGTGAATCTTGTGGCGTTGATGCCTTCAAAGGCTTCGACGTTACGCCGTTTAGACTCAAGAGGGTGGATTACTTCACCGTTTCCGGTAGTACCTCTATGTGTACGCTTGCGAAAGCAATGCGCATGGAACAATACTACCATACCTCAGACGCTATCTATCGTTATGTTTCAAGAGCCTTTGGACCACTACATTGTAGTAATAATCCAAATGCTCAAGGGATACACCGGTATGAGAACGTCGGTCTCGATAAACTCCTCTTACTGGAGCCGTCTGTTAGATTTAACAGATTGCTTCATAAGTGGGAGTCTCGAAACCTCTTGGTCGGGGGCTCGGTTAGCCGTGTCTCCATTGGTGCCTGGTGGCACCTCCAGGATTCCCTGTTACGTCTTGAGCGTTCTGCTCAGGGTCGTTACAGCGAAAGAGGATTGGAATACGCGGTCCCTCACCGTGTGCGATCGCAACGAGGGTGGACGGATGTCTTAATGACATCTATGCCCCCGTCCGCTCTGAGTTGTAGGAGCTGTGCTGTAAAGCATAGCTTCTATGATGAGGAGCGGGCGGGGGACTTGCTAAGAAATTAGCAAGTCCTCAATACGATGACCTCTTTTGAATTCAAGTGAATTCATAATGCACATCAACTGACTAGAAGCG